GCCTTATCAAGAAATTCTTTCTTGTCATCAAGACAAGAGGAAAGAGAGAAGCAATTCGGTTCTGTAAAGACCGAAGGGCTTCAATCTATCAATGGTTAACTACCATTGAGTCTCTTGATAAGAGTTCAAGAAATTCGTCATCCGTGGGACTTCCTAAGGATCTACGATTCTTGAAACATATTGACTCTTTAGACCACCCGGGAATCCGGCTGATTCTATCGTGTCTCTACGTTTCAAGAGGACTAGAGTTGCCTGAACAACCTAATGTGGAAAGCATAACAGGGCCCCCTTTGGGAGGGGTAACCCCTGACATGCTAATCCATATCAAGGAGTTCTGGCACACCTTAGGATACCGCCATAAACATGGCGTTCCCCGAGGCGTCCATTGGAAGAAGTTTCATCTCTCTACCAAGAACGGCCCAAATGGTCAGGCACTTTGGTCTTCAGTTGCAGACCTGAGTGTCATTCCACCATCGCTGGTGGAATCCATTAGGGTCGTTGGAGGTGAGAAATTAGCTTCTAGAATGGAAGTCTTGCGTAGATTCCTATATCTCTTTGTCCCATACTTCGGGGTCAAGGGTACCAGAATCCGAAAGGTTTCTGCTATCCGAGACCAAGAAGGTAAGACTAGAGAAATAGCGATCCTAGATTATTGGTCACAGACCGCGTTAAGAGGTCTGCACCAATATCTCTTTGGATTGCTAAGGAAGATACCACAGGATTGTACATTCAACCAGGGAGGTTTCAGGAGCAAGATAGATTCGTTCCCATCGGGAGGAAAGTTCTATAGCGTAGATTTAACTACTGCTACAGACCGCTTCCCGATAGAACTTATCTGTCGTGTTCTTGAAGGCCGGTTCGATGAATGTTACGTCAAATCTTGGCGTGACATTATGGTAGGTTATCCATTTGATAACCCCCAGGGTAAAATTAATTACGCTGTGGGAAATCCTATGGGTGCCTATTCATCCTGGAATTCGTTTGCAGTAGCTCACCACTATGTGGTGTTCCACTGCTGCCGAAAACTGGGCATCGACTGGCGGAATGCACCATATGTCCTCTTAGGCGACGACATCGTGATAAAACACGATGCCCTAGCCAAAGAGTACATGGACGTAATGACTCGAT